GTAAATGATGGTTCCTTTGACGTGAAATGGTGTACCCTTTGTGTATAGATCTACACTGCTAGAATACTTGTCAATTCCCTTTACTGTTCTCGGAAATGAAACTTCTGACACTGGCATCTCCATGAATTCCTCACGAAATTCCTTAACGTATTCAATCAGTTCATCCTCTGTACTATCCATAATGATACTCAGTGAATCCATAATACGTTGCCTACAGGATGCTGGTGTTGAACTTCTTACGGCCTCAATTCCCATGATTTTGATCTTAGGTTTCTCATTTCTGACCCCTTCGTTATCCCACACATTCAGTACATACCGTTTTTTGGCAGTCCAGATACCTCTATCAGCAATAACCTCACGTTTCATCACCATTCTCTGCTGATATGCATTCATGTAGTCTGCCAATTTCTGATAACTCTTTTCGATAAATGGTTCAATTAGGTCTATGCAAACCCTATCCAATGCACTGACAATTTTTTGCTTATCGGTCATATTCTGAAAATGGGTTTTGACTATAGCATCCAATGTCAAATATACACTATCTGTATCACTGGCAATCACATAATCCACATCATCAGCTCTCAACAGAGAATTTAGATACTCGTTCAATTCTCGTTCAATCCACCGAATTGCCAATTGTCCAGACTTGGTGATTGCTTCTGCTTGCCTGACATCAAAATATCTAAAATATTCATTACCCAAAGCACCATATGCACTATTTAGTGAAATCTTACGTGCCATCTGCCTAGTTTCATACTTGGCAACATTTTCTTTGTCACCCGATTTCAATGCATCCATCTGTAACTGCTTATACTTCACCCGATCATCATAAAACTGTTGCATCAACTCAGGTAGAAACCCCTGTGCTTCAGTACTGAAATAATGCCCATTCCCAGCCATGGTTGCATTTGGCACATCTGGTAGTGGTAGTGTACCCTTGACTAACTCACTAACCTCAACAAAGAAACTTGGCAAATCTGTCCTCAAGGTTTCTGGTGAAATGTTGTACTGCATAATCAGATGTGGATACAGACTGTTCAAATCAAAGGATACTACCCAATCAGCAGATATACCACCATCTTTGATCTCTTTGACATGACCACCTGTGAATTCTGGTTTGAATGGATTTTCCTTTCGTGGTGGCACAACGATATTCTTCTGCCTGAGATGGTTGTATATCACTGCATCCCAAAATCTGGTTTGAGCAAACACATCTTCGTAATTGATACCAGCATCATATGCCATCGTGACACACAACTCAATCAACCTCAACTTATCCTCAAGTCTATCGACCAATTCAACGTCCTTGATATTGTACTCGATGAATTTCTGATAGTCCTGTTTGTAGAAATTGTGCATGGTATCGTGTTCTGCATATGACATCTTACGTTCACCCAATTCCACAAAGGCAATGTGATCCAGTTTATAACTCTCCTGACTGACATATGTATACTTTTTGTACAAGTCCAAATAATCCAATTGCGAAAGACCAGCAATCATATAGACATATTCTTCACGGCCCATAATCTTGACTGTCCGTTCCTTCACTACATTCCAAACCGACATTTTTCTGGATGTACCATCACCCATCACCCGATCCATACGTCTAACCAAATATGGTATGTCATACAATTTGCTGTTCCAGCCCGTAACTATATCAGGTTGCAATGTATTCCAAACTTCCAGAAATTTCTCAATCAACTCCATTTCAGTCGGACAACATATGTATTTGGTATTTTCATCAGCAACATCTACTGGTTCTCTACCCAAAACATATCGACCTTTGGTCAAACTATCCTTGATAGTTATGGCAATCAGTTCTTCCCGAACGTTCTCTACTGTCGGAAATCCTTGCTCTGATGCCACTTCTATATCAATAGTGCAAATCCTGATCTTAGATAAATCGAAATCACACCCAAAAAATTTATCACCGATATACTGATGACTCCAATCGGTGTACCCATAGACGGAAAAATTTTCCACCCCTTTATATCTTTCCATGAAATTTCGACAATCACGAATAGATCCTGGCTGAACTTTTCCTACTGGTTCTCCATGTATGGTTCTGAATTTAGTTTTTTCTTTGGTGGGAATGAAAACGGTAGGTTTATATTCTTCGGAGTATCTAATACGTTCATCATTTTCAACACTTCGTACTCTGACATTATTTCCAATCGTAAAAACATTTGTGTAATAGTTCATGCCTATATTATACCATAAAATCTTAGATTTGTCAAGCTAAAATAAAAAAAGGGGTTGGAAATTTCCAACCCCTTCCCTATAACCACCCATTTGGGCTGTTATTTTATTTCAATCTGTTTCGGTTTCTTTTCGTCTGGAACAACGTTTTCCAACTGAATTCGTAAAACACCATCAGATAATTTTGCATCTGTCACTTCAATAGTATCGGCAACAGTCCAAGATCGTTGGAATTTTCTGCTGGCAATACCTTGATGCAGATATTGAGTATCCGAATTTTCATTTGAACCTTCGATAACCAAATTATTGGTTTCTGGCAAATGTGTAACCTTGATTTGCTCTTGTGTGAAACCAGCAAGTGCCACCTCAATCGTGTAGTTGTTATCATTCTGCTGAATAATATTATACGGTGGATAGTTTGGTTGATTCCGTTCAGTGTCAAACGATGACATCTGGTCGAACAATTTATCGAAACCCACGAAAAATGGATCAAAACGGTTTAGTGTTGAAAGTAGTGTAGTCATGCTTTGTTTCTCCTTATTGAATAAGCAAGATTAAAATTTGTGGTCATCCTTTACGAATCGACCACCATCGTTTATTATTTTTTACCGATGTTGTATTTTGGAACCAATTCCCAATCATCCTTATCGGCATAGGCAAGAACTTTTATCTGACTCAGTGGTGCAATATTTTCTTCTGTTTCACCACTGACAATCTTAACCAAACCCCATTCTTGCAAAAGGTTTGTAATCGTATTTCTACGTCCTTCATCGTTTTCTGAAAAATTAGTTGGTTTCCCATCTAATGCAAATAGTTCTTTGAAGTGAACTATATAGTACCTACCCTGCTTATGCAATATATGACAGGATTGGTACAATTTATTATCGTTTCTGGATGCGACTCCAATTCGACTCAATGTTTCTTTTACCTTCAGAAAGTCATCTGGTTGCTCCAATGTAATCTCTATCATGCTTTCTATCATTTTTTCAAACCACCTTTGTATAGTCTATCTTTGATATATTCAATGTCATCATGACCAAGAATTCTCAAAGCATCCTTTGCTTTACGAGTACTATAGTTAAAATACTCTTTGATGCTCTCTATATCATCAAACGATTCAGGCTGAAGCCACTTACGTGCTTTCCTCTTTCGCTTCCTAAGACTATTTATAAAATATTCATATTGTAACTTTTTATCACAATGTGGTCTGAAATTCATCTCATTGACAAACATCACACTATCGACATTCTGTGACAGGAATTTGTTGATCCTGTATGGTTCGTAAAACCTCTCACATTTTGGATCTTTTTCCATCACATTATCTTTGCGATAGTTTATATCATTAAGAAAATCAAAAATTTCCATTAGGCAAACTCACATCGGTGCATAATCTCAGTTAGACATGCAACAATATTCACCTCTTGATCTACCACAAATGCAGATTTGTATTGATAATCCGCAACAATCACAACTGCCTGTGCTATACCAGATGGTGTCAAAGCATCAACCAACCGATCATACACATTTCTGAGTAGAACATTCGGTTCGTTATCCATATTATCGACCACCCACTTAGACATATTTGTAAAATGTTTGGATTTAATCATTTCGATTACCCGATCAATTTCCACATCAGCAACACTGGTCAATATGCCAACATCAATTGTACCACTAGCAGAATACCGTTGGAGTTCATTTAAAACCCTTCTCCAATCTGGTATGTATTTAGTTATCAGTTCTGCGACAACTTTTGGATCATATTCGACCCCCTCTTTTTCAAGAATTTTTTGCACTCTATCCATGAAGTCTGCAGCGAGTTGCTGAATTTCCTTCTTGGGGATTGTAAATTCGACAATCGAGCAACGTGAATGTAAAGGACTGATAATCCGATTGGCAAAATTACAAGTGAAGATAAACCTGCAATTTTTGCTAAATTCCTCAATGAATCTTCTGAGTGCTGGTTGCGTGACGTGCGAGAGATAGTCTGCTTCATCTAATATCACCACCTTTCTACCACCAGTAAGTGAAACCGTACTGGCAAAATTTTTAATTTGATTTCTAAGTGTATCTATACCACCTTCTTCTGAACCATTTATCAAAATATAATCAAAATCTAATTCTGTGCATAATGCCTTGGCAATAGTCGTCTTGCCTACTCCAGCTGAACCACATAACAAAAGATTTGGAATTTCGTTGTTTTTCACAAATTCCCGAAAGGTCTTTTTAAGACCCTTCGGTAATATACATTCATCAATAGTTTGGGGTCGATATTTCTCGACCCATAGAAATTCCTCTCTCACTAAACATCTCCAAAGGTAGAATCTGGTTCAAGTGCAATCCAGTATTCCAACTCAATCTCATTGTTTTTAAAATGACTAATACCTTCTGCTGAAATGGAAACTGTATAATCTCCACGCAACATTTTAAGGTTTTCAGTTCTGAAATACATCTCGAATGTACTGTCTGCACCATTCCCGACTTCCAAATCGAATGTATTAGTTGTCGGATCTCTCTTATCCAACACACTTAGGTTAATTTGACCAGAACCATTGCTCCGTAAAGCAAGATCTGGTTTACCTAATACATTTGACATATTCCTAACCGTACTAAAATCTTCCTTTGTCAAATCAAACGTTATATCGGAATCTGGCATATTCATCGTTTTAGTCGGTGATATTATTGTACTGGCATCAGCATAGTAATATCGACAAACTGCCTTATCCCTACTCAATACCACTGATTCTCCATCAAATTCATACACAGCACCCTCAAAAATTTCATCGCCAGCACCCCTCAAAAATTCACCCAAATCGTAGATTCCGAATTCATTCCCAAAAGTTTCAGCAACTTCTGCCTGTGCCAAAATGTTCTTAGATGTTGATATAGTTGATAACACATTTCCCTTCTTCACCAATATCGAACCATTGATGGTTGAAAAGTTCTTCAGTATATCAAACGTTGCTCTTGAAATTTGCATATCCACTCCAATTATCTTTAATGACTATATTATACCATATTTTTTCTAGTTTGTCAAGCTAAAAAATCTTCTAATGTGATTTTTTTTGGTTTACTCCAATTAGCGTTATTTTCTATCTGAGTTTCCATCATAGAATTGAATGTCTCATGATAATACTCTAAACCACCAGCAACTTCATAATATTTCTCCTTTATTTCCTCTAATAGTTCAAGTCGTAATGAATCATCTCTCAGTTCAATGCATTTCGCATACAACCCCTCAAAGGTATCAACTCTCTGATAATCATTTGCAACTAACATACAATTCACATCATACTTTCTCCAAACCAAAGGAATGACATCACAGACTACGCATTCATTGTATCTAGCAGTCAATATATCATCAAAATCAGGCCAATTGAAGCATAAAGACACTCTTGCCTTTTGAACCTCTGGTATAACTTTAGACCCCATTAAATGGGTAAATTTTACATCTTGTTTGAACCCATCGAAAAAACCAATCCAAAATGTTTTCAAATCTGAACGATTGGTTTTCTTCAAAATCTCATACCTAAAATCCTCCGACAGTTTTTTCTTATATAATGGTTGCTGTTTTCGTACTAACCCTCTGTCCATAATATCATACATCACCTGTTCACTCGTATATGAATAGATGAATCTTTTTGTAGTACCCCAATATGCAAAATCATAGATTTTATCTGGTTTATGACCACCTAAATGCTTATCTATTATCGTCTGCCTGACGTGATGCACCCCTGCCCTAAAATCGGATTCATCTATGACACTATAGGTAAAATCAAACTCATTAAATACATTCTTCTGAAACAATTCAACCGTATCTGCTCGATCACTTTTTAATAATATGATATGTCTGGGTTTTCCATCTTCCCGAAATTGAACCCTAACATCTTCCACATAATTCCATGTACGTTTCATTTTATAACCATCAACCCGACTCTCAATGTTATATGCAAACTCAGAATCGGTAGTTATGACCAATACATCTGTGTCCTTCAAATCCACAGAACTTCTAGGCACGTTACGACCCACGTAATTAAAATTATACCATCTGAAATCATAGTTTTGCTGATTAGTCTTGACAAAATTATCGTACAAGTAGAAAAATGAATCAGTTGGTTGATTTGGTTGCCACAACTTTGTATAATTTCTCTGTTTAGCATTCCTCAATCTACAAAAAGTTACAACCTTTTTCATGCCACGTTCCATATCAAAGCCCCCTTTGTACCATGATCTTTAACAAACTTCCAAACCTTAGCATCATAATTAGCAACAGATGGATACGGTGGCAATTCATTTTCTGGTGGAACTTGGTCAAACTTCAAAGGATGTTTATAAACTTTTGCCGAAAGACTTTCATGTGATTGGAGTTTATGCCCAACTGATACTATATTATGTTCTGCATCAGGCCACCCCAGTTGCAACCCCCTAGATAAAGTTCCCGATCCACCAACAACCCAAACTTCAGATGGATTGTAGTCTATACTACCACAAACCCGAATAAAGGAAGCCATTACAGTTGGGTGATCTATACCAAACGGAACTAGTTTTCTGAATTTTGGTTTCTGGTTGACATACGAAACTGCCTTGGACATAGTATGCGACAGATACCCCATATCCACCCACTCAACAACAGCACCTTCTGCAATTGCCTTTTTTTGTGGCATAGTATAATTTTCTTCCTTTCTTTTTGCCATAAACAATACTAATTTTTTATTATATCTTTTACAAAGAATGGAAAGGGAAACTTGGGCCCAACCATTTGCTGGACTCCCCCCATATACCCATTCCTCGCATTCCATATTGCTTTGGATTAAAAAATCAGCAACTCTGATCTTGGAACCACCATGCAACAAATCATCCCGTACTACAACAAACCCTTCATGTTCTTTAAGTATGGGTTTTGGGTTTCCGTCTTCCCAATCACCAATCAACTCAAGATATTCTTCTGTTGTTAAATCTATCATCACACCATCCAATCACTAAGATCTCGGTCGAAAGTCAATTCATGCTTATCATTATTCTTTCTGAACACCCAAATCGGTTCTATAAAAACTGTATCGTAATACTCTTTCTTTTTCTTTTCATCTACGACATTCCCCTCTGGTGTTTTAGTGATATACCTATAACCCTGTGGTCGCTGCATTAATCGCAACCCTGCCATACCCAAAAAATTACAATCATCGTTCT